CAAGAATTTAATGTAAACGATTTATTTAAATGAGCCTAAATAATGATAGAATACGTATTAATAAAACACAGGGAGAAGTAAGATGTATATGTTATAATTGTTCTGATGACCGCAAAAAGTCTAAAGAAAAATGTTTAGCTATAAACGGAGAGACTGGAGCATATTTGTGTCATCACTGCGGAGACAGTGGTATTATTAATCAATATAAAACATATGAAAAACAAAAGGATGTAGAATACTCTAGACCTGAAATGACAAACTCAACTGATTTGTCAGATGAAATGGTAAACTGGTTTAGATCTAGAGGTATATCTCAAAGAGTATTGTTAAAAAATAAGATAACACAAAAGAAAGAATATATGCCACAAGTATCTTCAAATAGGAATGTAATATGCTTTAATTACTTTAGAGATGGAGAACTTGTGAATGTAAAGTACAGAGATGGGGAAAAGAACTTTAAGCAACATAAGGACGCTGAGAAAATATTCTACGGACTAGATGATATAAAAGATCATAAAGAAGTATATATAGTAGAAGGGGAAATGGATAAGCTATCTCTAAATGAAATAGGTATAGATAATTGTGTATCTGTACCTGACGGAGCACCAAATCCCGGCACTAAAAACTACGATAATAAATTCTCTTACCTAGATAACTGTTGGGAATATTTTCAAGATATGGAAAAGATATATATATGTTCAGACAATGATGCAAATGGTAGAGTTTTATTAGAGGAACTTAGCAGGAGAATAGGGAGGGAGAGGTGTTTTATTGTTAAATTTCCAGATGAAATAAAGGATGTTAACCAAATGCTTGTGGATCAGGGTGTTCTAGCTTTAGAAAAGGTTTTAAAAGATGCTGAGCCATATCCAGTAGATGGTATTTTTACTGTTAAATCTGAGCAAGATTACATGATAGATGTATTTAATAACGGTAAAAAGAAAGGACTAACTACAGGATATCAAATATTAGATAATCACTACACCCTTAGAACTTCAGAATTAGATGTGTGGACAGGGATTCCAGGCTCAGGTAAAACTATGATGGCTATGCAGATAATGTTAAATGCCTCTGTTTTATACGGATGGAAATGGGGAATATTTTCTCCAGAAAACTATCCTGTGGGAGACCTGTTCGACACTCTAGCTGAAATGTATATTGGCAACACCTCTGATGTTGATGTGGAAGATAGAATGACAATATATGAATATGAGAAAGCTATAGATTTTTTACACAATCATTTTTATGCTATATACCCTGAAGACGATTTTAGTTTAGATAATATACTATCTAAGTTTAAACACTTAGTGTTAAGACATGGTATAAAAGGATGTTTACTAGATCCGTTTAATCAGTTGGATCACAAGTTTCAGGGTAAAGACGAAACAACATACATAGGAGAATGTTTGACTCAGATACGAAGATTTGAGCAGGTTAATGATCTTAAGTTTATTATTATAGCACACCCTAGAAAGATGGATAGAGATGATTCTGGTGGATATAAAAAACCTACAGCTTATGATATAAGTGGAAGTCAGAACTGGTTTAATAAGGCTGATAATGTTATATGTATACATAGAGATAACTCAATGGATATAAACAATACTTCAGTTGCTTTCAGTGTTCAGAAGGTTAAGTTTCAAAAACTTGTAGGTGTTCCGGGAGAAGAGTCTTTAAAATATGATAGAAGATCTGGAAGGTATTTGGATCATCATATGAGTTGTCCTTTAGATGGAGTTAGTCAAACGCAAAGCTTATGGAAGAAACAAACTGAATATAGTGTAGAACAAGAATGGATAACTAGAAAAGATTTAGAATGAAAAAACAAATATACTTATTGACTATTGAATGCTCTTACCAAAATGTAAATAAAAATA